TCACTGATCGAGAAGTCAGCATCCTCGGGTAGCTGCGTGTTCGGGTGAGCGGCGTCCATCACGCCACCTCCGATGCAGGCATGCGCTCGATGACCCATTCCTGCAGCGCGGCGGCCTCGGCTTCCGGCATGACCACGTGCAACGAGCCAATGACCAAGCCGGTGCCGTCATCAACAAGAAACAACGCGCTCGGCTCGTCGATCGCGCTGCAGGCGAACATCACCGGTGGGCGATCATGCGGACCGTCGGCGTAGAGCTCGGCCAGCACGTCGGTCGCCCGGATCTGCAGGAGCAGGTAGACGCCGGGAGCCACGCGCAGCGCCTTGTGCAGGTCGCGGCGGCTCACTGGCGCACCTCGGCCAGGTCGGCATTGGTGCTGGAAATGGCGGCCTCGACATCGGCCAGCGTCAGCGCCTCGGGCGCTTTGCCAGTGGCCTGCAGCTTCGCCTGCAGGGCGAGCCAGGCGGTGTGATCCCAGTCGAGGGTGTCGGCGATCAGGCCGAAGTAATGGGCGATCTGACGCGCGGCATTAGCCGGCGCTTCTTGAGAGTCGTAGGACATGCAGGACTCCGTTTGTAATTTGGAGTCCGCCGCCCCGACGCCAATCGGGGTGGCGGACGGTGCGGGTTGGCGTACCGGACAAACGGAACCGGTGGGCCTCGCGGCCCCCACGCACCGCCCGCCATAGAACTGGCAGGCACACGCCCGAGCGGAAGCCGGGCGAGAAAAAAGCGCCGGGCATCGTTCGATGGGCGCTGTTGCGCCGTTTGAAGTCGGGACGCCAATCCTGGTCGCCGATTTTGCGGCGACGCGGTAATGGTTGCTCCGCTGCTGGGTAGAAGTCAATGAAAATTTCCTGAAATTTCCAACATGAGAAAGCGCGCTCATTTGGCGAACACCCAGCACTTCACGGTGGTGCCGACGCCAGTCAGATCGTCCTTGAGGACGGCGCTGTTGACGGCCACGTTCGCGCCGATGAACTTGTGCCGGCGCGAGTCACCGAGCAGCGCACGCAGCACCTTGAGGTCGGGCACGGACTGACTGAACTGCGCGGCACGTGCCGCAAAGTGATTAAGGTTGATCGCGATGCGCTGCGCGTCGCGGCTGTGGTTGACGACGGCTTTACCGTGGCCGGTGGCTTCGAGGTATTCGTAGACCTCCCAGAACTCGTTGACCATCGCGTGGTCGGCGCTGATCGCCTTCTGCCGTTCCAAGGCCATGTCCAGCAACGCGAGCCGCGTCTGCTCGACAATGTCGTCAGGGATAGTGATGACCAGGCGCAGGCAGTCGAACAGCGCCAGCATCTGCGCGTGGTTCTTGATGACGCGTTCCAGGCGCAGATCCTGCTGCGCGCGCAGCTTGGCCTCGAAGACCTTTACGCGCTCGGCGAACAGATCGAGGATGGCGCGCTCCTGGCGGATGGCACGCACAAGGAAATGGCTGACTTCTTCGACCTGCAGCGCGTTGAGGTTGTCGGCCGCGATACGGCTTTCGGTGGTGACCTGCGGGCGTTTGAAGTGCAGCTTCACGATGCGCGTGAGGATCGCTTCGCTGGCGTCCACTGCGGCGTTCTGGGTGATGACGATCGTGCCGCGAAACGGCGGCTCGTAGGTCTCGTTGCCGCCGTTTCGCACGCCACGGGTTGCCAGGGTGCCGCCGCCGAAGAAGTCTTTCAGCTCATCCCACTCGAACGTCTTGGAGTGCGCTTTATCAGGCTCGCTGCGGTCGGCCTCCAGCAGGACGACGGGCATGCCGGACACCTGACCCATGGCGCGCGCACGGCCGGCCTTGGACGACTTGGCCGGGTCGAAGCCCTCGTAGTCTGAGCGGCCCAGCAGCTTCCACAGGAACGTCAGCAGCGTGGTCTTGCCGGCGCCGGCTTCACCGGTGGCTTCGAGGAATGGAAAGCTCTTGTGCCCGGCACGGATCTGCTCGGCGAACAACGAGCCAAACCAGAACGTCATGGCGACCATGCCGTGCGTGCCGAAGCACTGCCACAGCCACGGTAGCCAGTCCACACGGAACGCCTCGGCGTCGCGCTGAATCTCCAACCGGATGGACTTCTGCGTGGTCTTCAAGCGCAGCTTGTCGAACTCGAAATAGTCCTCTTCGTTGGCCGTCACTAGCTCACCGTCGCGCACGGCCAAATCGCCGAGCAGGTAGGCGCGGTGTTCCTTGCTGTAGCCCACGAAGTCGATGGCGTCGACCTTCTTGATGGCCTCGGTCTGCTCCTCGATCAGGCGATCCAACTGGTGGCCGGTACCGGTGAACATGGCGCCGGCGGCCAGAGAGATCAGGCGCTTCTTGAACTCGGACGCGCTGGAAACATGCCCACCAGTAAAGGTGCCCTTTACGCTGGGCTCATCGTGCGGGAAATCCACACGGAAGTAGTACCAGCTCTCGTCCGTGACCTCCTGCCGCTGGAAATACAGCGCTTCCGGGTAGCAGTTGGCGATCTTCTGCACGGAACATGCAGCGCGCTTGATCTTCCTCAGATCCTCGGCAGCAACCTCGTCGCCGTCGTCGGCATCGATGTCGCCTAGCTTCTCTTTACGCAGTTTGTCGAAGCGCTGCGTGTCGAAGTCGAACCAGTACAGGCGGGAGCGATACTCAAGCCAGAAGTCGTTGCGGCCGTCGTGCTCGAACATCAGAAGGCCTTTGTCCACCGCCGTGCGGGCTGCGAGCAGGTCGCCCTGGTAGCGGGCTTCCTTGACGTCGTTGTCCCATTGCTTGGCATCATCAGACGCGATAGCGCGCAGATGCAGGTCGTTCCAGTCGGTTTTCTTGCCATCGCGCTGGACGATCTGCGCTGCCCGCGAGTCAAAGCCCAGCGCCGCTGCGCGCTTGATGTGCTTGTGCGTGTAAGCACGGGCGCCCGGCTCGTTGTCCAGTGCCCACACAAGCGTCGGAAGATCGGCCATGCGTGCCTTTGCCAGCTCGCGCAGTGACTCTTCCGGAAATGCATTGGAGGACATGGCCGACACTGCGCACATGCCGTGCTGCAGGAGCGCGATTGCATCAAAGATGCCCTCAACGATCCACACCTCGCGTGCCGTCTTCATCGCAGTCAGTGCGGCAGGCGCCGCCCACCAAACCCCTGCATAGCTCTGGCCTGGCGCAAAGCGCGCCTTCTGCTTGCCGAAGCGGTGCGGGCGATCGATCAGGCGCTCCCACCAGCCGCCCTTGACCAACGCAAAGCGCACCGTCGCGGTGCCGGCGCTGATCTTGCGGTCGTAATGGCTGTCCTGGGTGTAGAGACCTTTCAGCGGAGCCAGGTCAAAGCCACGCGAGAACTGCAGGTAGGCATCGGCCGCAGCATTGGGAGCCGCAGGCGTTGGCTGGAAGCGCTTGGACCAGTCGTCGAACAGGTCGTCGTACAGATCCTTGACGTGCAGTTCGCGGCCGCACTTGGATTGCCGCCCGCACTTCACCACCCATGGCTTGAGATGGTTGGTGTAGAGCTCTTTCTTGCTGCACGACGGACATTTGCCGCCGCGCATGTACTCGGTGCCACTCCGGTGCTTGAGTCCGTAATCCCGCTCTAGTCGGGACAGCACCTGTTGCCGCAGATCCTCTTGCATCGAACTTCCTTAGACGCCAAGCCAGCGCCGAGGCGCGTGCGCAGATGGGGCGGTATCGATCACGACATAAGCGCCGCCGGCACGGCGGTGTGCATCAACGGCGGCAGCGAGCAGGCGTGCCTCTTCATGCTTGGCGTGCGGCGCGACGCGCTGCGGCACATTGCTGGCCGCATCGACGAATCGCGGCTCCTGTGCGGTGAACCAGCTGTTGGCATTCCTCACGAACCGACCTCGGTGTTTCTGCGTTGGAAATGGAACAAAGCGGTGGCGGCTTCGGTCAGCACGACCAGGCGCTCATCGAAGGCGTCAAAGGTGGCAAGCCCATCACGCATGAGCGCGGCAACCACAACCGCGCCGAAGCGCTGATCTGTCTCAGGTGCGGCAGTGCGGCCGATGTAGCCGTGCTCGGTCTTCACCAGGCCGTCGTGGATGCGCGCAACGTCCAGGCAAAGCTTCGCCGTGGGCGGCAATGCCGCCCAATCAAGGGTCTTTTGCATTAGGGATGCCTCAGAGGTGAGGGAAGAACGGCTCGCCGCCGACGGGGAGCAGATCCAGCTGACGGTCGCCTAGCGACTCGCGATAGGCCTGCAGCGCTTGGGCGCGCTGATACGCCGGTGTGGGTGGAAGCTCGCTGTGTGAGGTGGGCACGCCGCTGGGGCTGGCAATACCGGTCAACTCCGAATGGCCTGTATATGTCGCGCCACACATGGGGTTCTCGCAGACATAGGAGTCATGCCTCAGGAATTTATGTGCGAGAACGCTGGTGCGTTTGATGAGCCTTGCACTGCATGCCTCGCAACGAAAAACGATCTTTTTCCGACCGAACATGCTCACCCCCTAGAGCGCTTGGAAGTTTGGACTTTTGCGGCATAATCTGGCGGTGCTTTGAGGCCAAGAGCGATTGCAGCGGTGTGCGCGTCGCCGTATTTGCCTTGAGAGCGCCCACGGAGTAGGTCGTCGATAACCGTGCGATTCACCCCAAGTTGCCGGGCGAATCCGGAGACCGTGATGCCGTTGGACACCAACCATTCCCGCGCCTCTGCTGGGCTTCGGGGATGGAACTGCTGCTGAGCTTGCACGTTGCGGGGCATCGGTTGCGGTCGTCTGCGGTTTTGGAAATTGTTGGTGTTAACACCAATTTTGTCAATATGAGGAAAAACCTGAGTGACTGTAGGGAAACGCCTGAAGGAAGAACGCAAACGCCTGCGCTTGACGCAGCAGGAGATGGCGGACGCATGTGGCATCTCGAAGTGGGCGCAGCTGTATTTCGAGAAGGACCAGAACATGCCGGGTGGAGCCTACCTATTGGCCGCGCATGCTCGCGGCGTAGACATCATGTATGTGCTGTTAGAACAGCGGGCGGAATTGGACCCATCCGAGGCCACGTTGGTGGATGCGTTTCGTGCCGCATCGCATGAGGTGCGCACCGCAATGCTGTCCAACCTTGGATCGGCACGCGGTTCTGCTGAGAGCGTTGCGCCGGTCGTGACGTTCAACGACGACAGCCACGTATCTCAAATGCTTAACACGACAGGCGCGATCGACCAGAGATACACGCAGATCAACGTGGGCGGCCGCAAAAAAAAGAAATCGTGATCAACGTCCAGATAGGACAGCTGGTCCTCGCAAAAGAGAGCGTTATCGGCAGCGGCTGGTCGACGTTTAGCAAATAAAAAAGCAGTTCAGATCGCGCGCACAAAAAAGGCCGCCGGTCTATAACCGGCGGCCTTTAAGATGTCGGCGCGTAGCTCCATGCGATCGAACAGCCATCATCCTGATGGCGCGAGATGGCCTGACATTCTTAGGAAGAACGTTACATTCTTCCTCGCGAATTCGGCATCAGAACATTCCTATCAGCTGTGTAGGAAAAGGTTTGGTCTGATCAATGTATGAGTCTTCGTATCGGGTGCAAGACCGCTTACAACACACTACTGGGATTGCCCGAGCGGAAGTGCGCCACGTTCTAGGAGCATGTCTAGGTGCACGACAGCAACTTGTCGCCCTGCAGTCACTGCCAAGAGAGAAGTTGGGAAAATTTCCTTGAGGATGCCTTCTTTCATGCGCTTATTGAGCCGCTGCATGTCATCGATGTGCCAGGAGACTGTCCACTGCTCCTGAGGATGATTAGGAACGCGCACTGGCAAGATGTGAAGCGCGTAGCGGCCAATCATGATTACCATCGTTACTCTTGAGTCCCCTAAAGCCGATCAGTCAGGCTGCCACTGCAGATGGTGCAAGTTGCGATTGCAGCTTTGCGATGCCTTGGGCGGATAGCCCAACGATAGGCTTGATGCATTAACCATTTAGGTCGGCTCGCCTAGGCCCACTAGACGAAGGAGACGTCGTACATGGACAACGACATGGTTCGTATCACGGATGGGTATCAACTGACTGGGCACGTGGTCCGTGTTGGCGATCAGTTCTTTGCAGAATTGCTTGTATCGAGAGAGCGAGGCATCACGTTGCGACTGCATCGTCTACCTGCTGGCCCATTCGACACACAAGCCAAAGCGCTGGTGTACGCAAAGGCTGAGATGTCGAGATGTGGCCTATCGAGTGATGGCTCGCTGCTGACTTTGCACGCAGCGGCGAGCGAGAGTGGGCGCGCCGAAGCAAGCGAGGAGTCAAGCCGTACTTTCCAACTCAAGTGAAGTGGTGAAGCCGCTGGAACCGCTCACCGTGTGGGTGGTCTTTGCAATTAACCAACGTTGCCCATCAATCTCCGGTTTGAAGCCGCTTACCTTGACGGTTTGCTCTGGGAAGAGATCCGCCCGGCCGATCGCCAGCGTGTAATCGAACTTTGCTATCCCACGCTTCACCCGCTCCAGCTCTGCGTGTGCATGCTGGCGTGCGGTCGCCTCATCTGCATACGACTCGCGCAGGCGATTGGCATTGTCGTCTGTGCCGACCAGCACCGACTGTCGCCGGGCCTTGCCCTTGTCCACCCAGTACGCGCGCACGCCGGTGTAGGCATCGCGGTCGGCCACCGAGTAGCGGTGCTGGTCGCCGTCGCGCCGCGTCAGGGTGACGGTCGGCAGCGGTTTGCCGGTCGCGGTGGTGCCGGCGCCGATCGGCGCAAAGACCAAAGCACCTGCCTTCACTGTTGCTACCGCATCGAAGCGCTGCCCCAGACGGGTGAGCAGATTCATATCGCTCTCGTTGGCCTGGTCGAGATGGGGTAGCTTGGTGCGTGCCAGCGCGTCGGCGACGCGCGGCGTCAGTCCATGCTCGCCGGCGAGCGCGTTGAGCACGGCGCCTAGCGTGGTGTTGTGCCAGCTGCGTTCGCGCCGCGTGCGCATGTCGGCAGTCAGATCCGCACTACGCGCGCGCACAGTGATGATGTCCGGCGCACCGCTGTATTCCACCTCGTCCACGATAAAGGTGCCTTTGTCGATCAGGCCTGTGGCTTTCCAGCCCAGTGCAACGGACAGGCGCACCCCGCGTTTGGGCAGCGCCATCTTGCCGTCGTGGTCGTGGATACTCAGGTCTAGTTGGTCGGCATCGCCGCCCCGGCATTCGGTGAGGGTGAGATCGCGCAGGCGCGGCGCGATGCGCTCGGTGAGGTCGGTGCCATCGAGCACGACGCGCCACTGCGGAATCGGATAGCTCATACGGCGCTCGCCTTTGGCGCGAGATCGTCTGCGCGTCGCAGGCTCAGTTGGAACTCGATGCGGCGCGGGGTGCCGTCCTCGAAAAACAGAGAGGCCGTCTCGTTGATCGACAGCAGCAGGTACGGCCCGTAGACCACGCCTGCGCCATCCACCAACGGTAGCGGCTCACCATCTGCAGCAAGTTCGCGCAGCGTGTCCAGCGACGCGCGGGTGCCTGTGAGTTTGGGAGCAATCAGACCAGATAGGTCAATGCTGTCATCGCCTGGACCCAGGAACTGGCTGGCCGCTCGCGCGCCGACACGCTCGCTGGTGGGGTGGCGCCAACTCATCTGCCGCTGCAGCTGCAGGAAAGCAGCGCTGTCGAGGGAAAACACGAACGTGCCATAAGACATCATCATCGGGTGGATCCTCAGTCGTCGCGCAGGCTGGAGCGGCGGGCCGCCGCCGTGCGCCGCTCGCGCTCTTCAAGTTGGCGGGCGACTTCGCGCGCCAGTGCGGTCGCATCCATGCCCGGTGCGGCGTGGACGTGGATGACGTAGCTGTTGCCGCCTGCAGGCGCGCTGGCGGCGCGGACAGGGGCCGACAGCGGCGCCCGGCTATCGATAGCCGCGACAGGCGCTGTGGCCGTTGCCAGGGCCAGGCCGGCGCTAACGGCACGCATCCGGTTGCCGAGCGCCGCCACCGCCTGCACAGGCGCGCCCTGGCCGCGCTGCAGGCCCACGGTGAGGCCCTGCATGGTGAAGTCGCCCAGCTGGGCGAACACGCGCGAGGGGCTGTGAATGCCCAGCAGGCCCTTGAAGCGATCGACCACACCGCTGCCGACGCTGGCGATCGCATCGCCGGCCGCACCGAGCTTGGAGCGGATGCCCTGAACCAGGCCGCTGATCATGTCCGCGCCGGCCTGCAGCATCCTGGCCGGCCAGTTGGCCAGCTGCAGGTTGATGCCGGCCCACAGCTGCAGCAGCCCCTGGCGGATGCGATCGCCGTTGCCGGTGAACACGCCCACGATCAGCGACCACGTGCCCTGGACCGTTTGCCAGACGCCGCCGAGGATCTGCTTGATCACTGGCAGCACATACATAAACGCCTGCACCAGCCAGCTGATCGCTTTGACCGCCAGCTGCAGCTGGGTGACCAGTACCGCGCCCAGAATCTGCCCGAAACCACGACCTGCCTGCGTTGCTCCGCGCAACTGCGCGGTGGTGGCCTCGAACGGTGTCAGCAGCTGCTTGACCCACGCCCAGGCTTGGCCCATCGCAGCGGCCACGGTGTCCCACACCGGCGCCAGTGGCGCGAGCGCGGTCTTCAGCTCGGCGAGGACCGGCGCGGCAACATCGACGATGCCTTGCCAGACGCCAATAGCGAAGGCCTTGATCGGCCCCCAGTACTTCCACGCCAGCAGCGCCACCGCAGCGACGGCCGCACCGATCGCCAGCACCGGCAGGCTGACGCCGCCGAGCAGCGGCAGCAGCAGGCGCGCGCCATTGGCGAGCATGGGCAGCACGCGGCCGCCGAACGCCAGCCCCTGCCGCAGCAGCGCACCAAAGCCGCCACCGCCCGACAGCAGCGCAACGGCGCCGTGGATCTGCGAGAACGCCATCGCGGCCACGCCGCCGGCGACCAGCAGGCCGCCGAGGATCGTGACCAGCGCGGCGCCGGCGATCGCCGTCTTGGCGATCGCACCCACCAGCACCGGATTGGCGCGGATCCACGTCGTGACCTGGCCGACCACCGCAGCCGTGCGCTCGGTTAGTTCCTTGAACTGCGGTAGCAGCACCTGGCCGATCGACTGGGACACCACCACGGCGGTGTTTTTCAGTAGCTGCAGCGAGTTGGCCGAGGTGGCCACCCGCGATGCGTACTCGGCCGACATCGAGCCGCCGTAGCGCTGCGCATCGGCGACCTTGGCGAAGTTGCCCTGCAGCAGCTCCAGATTGGTCAGCAGGGGCGCGATCGCACCGATCGACTCACGGCCGAACAGCTGCGTCATGGTCGCGGCCTGCTCGGCCTTGGGCAGTGCGCGCAGCTTCTGCAGCACCGACATGATCGCCCCGCCTGCGTCCTTCTGCATGACCTGGGCCATGGTCGTGGCCTTGATGCCTAGCTTGTCGAAGGCCTCGTGCTGGCTCTTGGTGGCCGACTCGCCCGATGCCAGGGTGAGCAGCATGTTCTTGATGCCGGTGGCCGAGACTTCCGACTCGATGCCCATGCCGGCGACGGTGGCGCCCAGCGCGGCCAGTGGCCCGCTCTGCAGGCCGGCGACTTCGCCCAGGGCACCAATGCGGTTCACCACGGCGCTGATCTTGTTGACGCTGGCCGGTCCGGTGTTGCCGAGATAGTTGATCTTGTCGGCCAACACGACGACCTCGTCCTGGCCCATCCGGAAAGCGGTGCGCCAGGTGGCCATGGTCTGGCCGGCTTCCTCGGCGCTGCTGTCGAAGGCCACGCCCATCTTGGCCGCGTCCTCGGCGAAGCGCACCAGCTCCTGACGCGGGATAGCGGCCTGGCCGGCAGCGGCGACGATCTTGGCGATATCGGCCGGCAGCATCGGCAGGCGCATCGAGAGGTTCTCGACATCGCGTCCCATCTGCGCGAACTGCTGTGGCGTTTTGAAGTCCACGACCTTGCGCACATCGGCCATGGCCGACTCAAACTCCATGGCGTCGCTGATCGGCAGCACCGCGGCGCCCAGTGCGCGCTTGCCGGCAAACGCCATGCCGGCGCCGTACGCGCTGGCCTGCAGGCCGGCGCTTTGGATCCGGGCGCTACGACGCTGTGCAGCGTCGATCGCCACCAGGCGCTGCTGCTGGGCGAGCATTGCAGTGTTGGTGCTCTCGATCTCGCCGCGCAGGCGGCGCTCATGCATGACCAGCTCGCGCGTACTGATCCCGGCCGTCTCCAGCTGACCACGCAGGCGCTGCAGGCCGGCCTCCTGGGCACCGTGCGCGGTCTTGAGTTCACGTGCGGTGCGCACGGCGCGCTCGAATTCGGCATTCATGGCAGCGGTGGGCGTGCCGGTGGCCTTGATCTGCTGGGCGAGCGTGCGCACCGACTGCCGCTGTGCGTCGAGCGCGGCCTTGGCGCGCTGCGCCATGACCACCTGCTCGCGGTAGGCGCCGATATCGCGGTGCTGGCTGTTGAGCTGACGCAGCGCGTCGCGCTGATTACGCAGGGCGGTGGCAACGCCACGGCTGCCACTGAGCACGCGTTTGAACGGGCCGGTGGCGCGATCGACGGCGGACAGGATGACCTGCAGGCGCAGATTGTCGGAGGCCGCCATTTAGGCGGCCTGGTGCGTTGGGTGGGGCATCATTCGGCTCCGCTTCGTAGGCGCGCACGCTCGCGCCACGCCGTGAGTTCGTGCAGCGACCAGCCGTCCATTTCAGACGGCGGCCAGTGGAAGATGGCCGCGATATCGGCCATCGCATCCTCTACGCAGTCGGGAAGTCCGCTTCCCTCTGTGCCTTCGGCAAGAAAAAAACCTGCACCTCCTGGCCGACCGCCAGCAGGTCCGCCGGATCCATCGCATTGACGTCGGCGGTGGTCAGCGTGGGCGAAGAGATTCGCGGCAGCAGCGTCGCCAGCGCGGCGACATCCAGCTGCAGCACGTCGGTGAGCTTGAGGCCGCGCAGCTCACCCGCACCAGGCTTGCGCACCTTGAGGTCGGTGATGGTCTGTTCGCCGCGCGTGATCGGCTGGTCGAGGGAAATGGCTGGGGAAAAGGTCGGGGTCATCGGAAGGTCTCAGGGCGAAGGCCTGGCGGCGCCAGGCCGGGAGGGTCAGGCGCCAATGGCGCGGCGTTGGGCGGCGAGCAAATCCACGCCGTTGACGATCTCGGTCATGTTTACGAAATCAATCTCGATCACAGTGGCGCCGTTGATGCTCAGCTTGTAATAGCTGGCCGAGGTCTTGATGGAAAACTCGGTGTCATCGCCGGACTTGCCGGTGCCCGGGTCGATCTCGCTGTGGCGGCCACGCACGACCACTTCCACCGCATCCACCTCGGCGGTGTCATCGCGCTGGTAGGCGCCGGCAAAGCGCAGCTGCACGGCGTTGTGGGTGGTGGCGCCGTACTGATTCAGCACGCCGCGCATCAGACCGCCGCACTTCCATTCGAGCTCGATCTTCTCCTGGCCGAAGTCGATGTCGACCGGGCCATTCATGCCGCCGCCGCGATACTCCTCCATCTTGCGGGACAGCGTGGGCAGCTTCACTTCGACCACCTGGCCGAGATAGCTCTCACCGTCGTTGAACAGATTGAGCGCCTTGAGTTTCTTGGGCAACGCCATGGGGTTCTCCGGGAATCAGATCGGGTGCGTTACGCGTTGACGCGTTCGGCGAAGTCGGCCAGGTAGCTGGTGGTGATCTTCTGGTACAGCTGCAGGTTTTCCAGCGGCGGCACCGGGGTGTAGTCGTAGTCGATGCGCAGCGCGCCATCGGCCAGCGTGGTGGCGCTGTTCACGGTGCCGTCGTACCAGGCGTTGGCATCGATCAAATAGCCCGACGACTTGAGGTCGCGGAACTTGGCGTTGATCGTCTCCAGCAGATCTTTGACCAGCGAGGGATGCATCGGCTTGTCGACGTAGAACGCCACGCCCTCGGCGATGGTGTCGGCCAGGATCTGCGCGGTGCGCGTGGCCGTCTCGAAGGCGAACATCGTGTCTTCCGCGCACGTGCGCGATCCCCAGAAGCGTTGGCCGTTGAACGTCACCAGCGTGGTGATGTCGCCCTCGTTGAGCACACCGGCATCGGTGGCCGGATCTTGCAGATCCCAATGCACGTCCTTGGAAATGCCGGTGACGCCGGCCACGGGCACGTTGGACAGGCTCTTGTGCCAGCCCTGTTCGGTGTCGATCTTGGCGCGCAGGCCGAGCGCACGCGCGGTGGCATACGCCGCCGTCGTGGTGCTGGTGGCAGTGTCGAAGGCAAGGAAGTCCGGCCAGATCAGCATCAGCTCGCGATCGCCGAACTGGCCGCGATACGTGACCGCCTCGGCCACGGTATCGGCAACCGGCCGCACATACGCCATGGCGCGCAGCTTCCTGGCGACAGTCGCTAGCGCCTTGGCCACCTCCAGCGTGTCCAGACCCGGGGCGCCCAGGATGCGTGGGCGCACGCCCAGCTGTGCCTGCGCGGAGAGCAAGGCATACAGGCCGGTGTAGCCGCTGGACTTGGCCTCGCCAATGACGTTGCTGGTGGTCTTGGCCGCATCTGCGTCCTCGGCCACACGCACAACGATGGTCACCGGGTTGGTCTGGTCGGCGATGCCCTGCAGCGTGGCGCGCAAGGTGCCCTGGATGCCAGCGCTGGCGATCGCACCGAGCACATCGGTGATCAGCACCGCCTTGTTCAGTGGGAAGACTTTCTCATCCGCGTCGGATGCCGTGGCGACCAGGCCGACGACAGCAGTGGAGACGGTGCGAATTGTGCGCGTGCCCGCGCTGACTTCGATGACGCGGACGCCGTGGTGGTAGGCAGTGGACATAGGTTCCTCGATCAGGACGAGCGGAAGCGGAGCGGGATGGTCATGCGCGAGCGCGCATTGGCGGGGGCGACGTCAGTGCGTTCGCCTTCGATCGTCAGCACGAAGCGGCCAGGCGCATCACCGACGACCAGGTCGACGCGGGTCAGGTGCAGGCGCGGCTCCCAGCGCATCAACGCGGTGGCCGTGGCGCCGTAGAGCAGCGTGCGGGTGGCGCCGTTGAACGGTTGGTCGATCAGCTCGGGCAGCAGCGAGCCAAAGTCGCGGCGCTGCTCGCGTGTGCCGATGGGCGTGGTGAGGATGCAGGCGATCGACTGGGCCAAGTGCTGCTCGCCCTCGATCACACGCCCGGTGGTGACATCGACGCCGATCACTGCGGGCCGCCGCTGAGCGCGCTGCCGGCGGTCACGCCGGTGGTCTTGTGATTCTTGAGGCTGATCCCGCCGCCGATCACGTCGGTGTCGACGGTGGCCGTGCCGGTGATGCCGGTATCGCCGTTGATCTGGGTGGTGCCGTTGACCGTCAGCGGGCCGTTGAGGGTGATGCCGCCATCGGCGGTGATGCTCGCGGTGCCGCCACTGGGCAGTGTCGCCTGCAGCGCATGCGCCTCGGTGGCGTAGTGGATCTGCGCGCCATCGGCAAAGCGCAGCACGTGGAGCGTGTCGGATGCGGCAGGCGCGGCGAATTGGTCGGAGTACAGGCCGCGTAGTACCAGACCATCGGCTAGGTCGCCAGCTGGCGACAACACCACGACTTGTTCGCCGATTGCCGGCGCCGACCAGATGATGGTGGTGCCGGCCAGGGTGACCACCCAGGGCAGATAGTCGGTCAGCATTTCGCCGACCTGCAATCGGCATCGCGCATTGGCGAGATTCACCTCGGCCACGGTGCCGAGACGAATGGCGTTACTCAGTGCGGAGGATGCGTTGCCCATGCAGCCATGGTCAGTGGCTTCATGTTGTGGCGCACTTGCATTGATGCGTATAACGGTTGGCTACACGGAGCGCAGTCGGGTGCATCCAATCGAGCGAAGGTGACGTCCGGCGCTATACGAACCAGTATGCGCTGGACCAAGCGTCAGGCGAAGCCTACCGCTTCTGCGACCAGTGAAATAGCGGTGGTCGAGACAGAGCCAGTGGCATTGTTGCGGATCCGAATCGTCAGCTTGCCTTCCCCATAGCACTCGTTGCCCGATCCCGAGAGCGCTCTGGATGTGATGCTGCAGGCATAGTCGCCGGTCATCGGCGAGTAATTCGCAGCCGAGTTGGACGATGTCCCGTTGCGATTGCCGCGCAGCCATGAGACGGAAAAATCCAGCTGCACAGAATAGTTGCTCGCCGGCTGACCGTTGGGCAGCCATGTTCCGGAAGTTGGCGAGCCGCTCACCCCTTTCCCGGAGAGGCCGAGCGCCCAGGTTCCATTGGCTCGAATCGAGAACGAAACGCTTGCCGTCTGGCTGCCGCCCTCGGACGTAACTGCTTGGCTGCCAGCGTAGTAGTGCACGCCGTTGTTGGAGAGCGAATAGACGGCACTGCCTTTTCTCGACCATTTGTTGCTGAGATCGTAGCCGGCATTGTCGCGGTAGCCGACGTCCGCCGCCCTGCTGCCAAACGCCAAGGGTGCATACCGCCGATGCAGATCATTGCCATCACTGGAACGATAGCCCGTCACGCTGCCAATTTCGCCTTGCACGTAGAGGTCAAAGATGTCGTCGAAGTCGAGTCCTGCGCCCGTGCGGTAACCCGTCGCCATGAATTAGGCGACCGCCGGCGTCTGGACTGCTGCAGCCTCGTTGTGGAGTTGGTCATAGACGGCCTTCAAATACACGACCACGCCGGCAGCGCTGACATTGGACAGATCCTGACCGGTTACAGGATCCATGAGGCCGGATGCAAACGTGCGAGTCGCGATGGCATCGGAAGTGATGGTGAGGGGCTCCCGGCCGTCCAGCATCTTGTTGACAGCACCATCCAGCAGCAGGAACTCCATGCCTTGAAACACCACGTTTGCCACGCCGGTCAGCGGGTCGTAGAAGAAATGCGATTCCACCGCGATGCGCTCAACGTCAACGCCTGGCGCGAGTGTGCGGATTCGAGAATTAGTCATGGGTCGGCCTATTTGGTCAGTGAGTGGGACGTAGATCAGCGAGGTCTGCCTGCAGACGCCGAACGGCGGCGGATAGCTGCTTGATGGCGTTGAACGCGACGGGTAAGAGCTGGTCGATGTGCACCGCTGGGACCAGCTCGCCTTCGAAGCTCACGCCGCGTGCATCTACCGTCTCGGGCATGATTTCCAATAGCTGCTCTGCATCGAAGAACAGGCGCACGCGGCCGTCCGGGTTGTACTGTTTTTTGTAGCGTCCCAGCAACGTAGTGACCTGTTCCACCTCGGCCAAGCCATACGGCAACGCGCCAATGATGTTTTTGAGTTTGCGGGAAGACCCGAAGTCAAAGCCGCCAACCGCCGACAGCGCGCCAGACGGGGTCAGCCCCATGCGCTGCTGCAACGCCCCGTTGTTGGTTGCCATGCCGATGCGAAGATAGCCGTTCTCGCTCCAGAAGCCGATGTTGTAGGCGCCATCGATCAGCCCGAAGCCTCCGCCGAAACTGCCGGAGCTCAGGTGCGCAAAGCTGTTGATGCCATTGCCGGGCTGGCTCACTGTTGGGCGCAGTAGCAGGCTGCCTGCTGTGTTCAGTACTGCTTCTGCGGTGGAATTAAAAGCGCCATTGGGGCGGAGGTAGATGCTCGCGCCGCCCTCGGCACCGAGGACGGTCACGTTGCTCTTGCTGATGAAATAGCCCGATGCGGAGCCGAGGCTATCTGCATGCAGGGATCCAGCAAACGAGCCTGCACCCGAGACTGCGACCTGTGTGGTTTCGAGGTGGAGCGGGTTGCCACCGGTTCGGATGCGACCGGCGACCCAAGCGTTGTTCGCTGCGTTGACGAAATCCAACACTGGCGTGCCGTTGCCGTAGTCGCGCATGAGCACGCGCCCGGCGCTTGAGACGAGGGCGTCAAACGCACCCTGTGCGCCGCCGCTGATATTGATCCCCAGGCGCGGCGCCGTGAGTTGCCCAGTCATGACATCGCCGGCCTTGACCAAGTAGTTGGCGTGCGAGTGGTCGCTAGGTGTGAAGGTTTGCGGCTTGTTGCCGACTTGATCCCAGGACGGCCACGCACTTGCGGTGGCAGGTATGCCAGTCAGATTTTCCCAGGCCCGGTAGTAAGTGCCGTGCTGACCATCGAGTTTGTCGGCATCCAGATTGTTGCCGGCACCTTCGTCCTTGAGGGCGGCTCCCTTCAGTTCCAGGGCAGTACGCAGCAGCGCGGCGCTGGTCAGGCCCAGTAGTCCTCGAATGAACGCTGATGGCGCACCGGCTCCCAGGCGAGCATCCAAGATCTTCTTCAACAGCCATGCGGTGATGACGCGGATTTTGTCGGTACCTGCAGCGGCTTCGTCTTCAGTCGCCAGCTCGACGATCCCGGCCACTTCAGTCGTGGCGGCCGGGTCAGTGAAGTTGGTTGCACCGAAGGCGATCTGCTTTACATCGATGTCGGCAAAGACCGCGTCCAGGGCGAGCAGCAGCATGGCGGCGGCCGCCTTGCCCAGCAAAAGGGCTGGCTGACTGTAGACAGCGAATAGGGTGCCATTGGACAGGTAAAGGCCGAACCCGTAGCAGTCATAGACGGCGTCGGACTCATCACGAATGGACACGTGGATCGTGTCATCGGCGGTGACGGTCCCGCCCACGGCGGCTAGCCGCTTGATCTCACTTGGCAGCGCGGTCAACGCGGCAGAGGCGCTAAACGGCGCGTTCGCAAGGCCAACATGGCTGATCAGCACCGGATTGGTCCCGGTGTTGGGTGCATTGACCAGCGCGGCACGGCCAGCGGTGGTGACTTGGAGCTTGAGACCGGGCATTTCGGTGTCCAGTTACTGGGCTTCCATCAGCAACCGTCGATAGACGGCTGGCCGCGCAACGGCGAGTACGCCGATGCGGGCTTCTGCCTGGAATCCCTGGGTGAAAGTGAAGTGGGAACGGACAGGCTTGGTGCGCTCGACTTCGGCAATGACTTCATTGACGAAGCGAGAGGTGGCGGTTTGACCATCGGTGCCGGTCAGCGTGAGCGTGAGCTCGAAGGTATGCGGCTGACCGCGCGGCTCGGTCTGCCACCATTCGCGGATAGCCACCGCGCCGCCGAACGACTCGACCACCATGCGCACGCTGTTGGCCGTGCCCTTGCGGCGCTGGATGGCCATGGCGCTACGCAGGCGCGAGCGCTTGACTGCATCGCTCCAGTCGGCCTTCCAGTCGTCCACCGACAGCGTCCAGGCCAGCCACGGCAGATGGCCGGCCGGGCACGTGTCTGGATTCCACAGATCCGGGTATGGCAGCGGGATCGCTTCCAGGCGAGCGGTGACGGCCGCCAGGGCGCGCTCCATCGGTGTGGCGTTGGGCGGCAGCGGGGAGTTACTCATCGATGCCGGCGTGCACGATGTCGATCGCGATGCAGTAAGCGGCCTGCGTGCGGCTGATCCGGATGTCAGCGGCAGGCGAGTCCAGCTCAACACGCTGCACGCCATCGACAAACAACTTTGCCTTGATGGCTGACTCGGGGACGTCGCGGCCGATGCGGTGTGCCTCGGCAAGATAGGCCAGCAAGCTGCGCATCGCCTCGCGCATGACCACCGCCGAGTCGGGGCCAGCGTACGTATAGACGCGCCCACGGATGGCGTACGGGACGATCTGCGCGCTCTGGACAGCTACTTCGTCGGTCAACGGGCGCACGTCGGCATCGGTGAGGACGGCGGCCACTTCGTCGAGCAGTTCCTGCGGCGCGGTGCCGTCTCCTGTGCGCGATTGCACGGTGACCAGCACTTGCCCAGGCGCGGGGCTGGTGGCGCTGGCATCCATGACATCGGCCGCCGCGCTGAGCGCGTGATAGATGTACGCGCCCTCGGGGCCCGCAACACTGAAGCCCTCGGGCGCCAGCTGGATGCGGCGGCGGAAGTCCACGTCCGATTCATGGGTCGGTGCAATGCCGGTCTCCGGTTGCCCCGGATCGAGCACCAGGCGCGCGACACCGAATAGCGCGCCCAGGTGATCGAGGTTGGTGCCGGTGGCGAAGGCCAGCATGGTCTGCTGTGCCTTGTCATTGGCGCGCTGGCGGAGCAGTAGCTCGCGGGCTGCGAACAGCTGCAGGAGCTTGTAGACCGGATCCGCTTCGGTGAGCGCGGAAAATTCCGGCATCAGGCTGCGGAACTGAGTAAGCGCCCCAATAAAAATCGTCTCGAAGTCTAAACTCTCAATAAGATCGGGAGCTTGGAGCTTCGACAGGTCTACAGCAGTGAAGGAGGACATCCGGATGCCAAGGCGAAAGCGTGTAGACATGATTGTGCGAGACAAGTTTTGAGCATAGGATCAGTTGATGTAGGAAAGATTTATACTGCATAGCATCGTGTCAATACGTAAGGGGGCGGCATGGAAATAAATTCCGAAGAAGTTGATTCTGTTATCCAGCAGTTAGATGACGTTTTACCAGGGGAGGTGCCTGTTTTGACGGGCAAGTTAATTGCCAAGTCGACTCGCATCAGAGGCTTGATTGATTCTTCATCAGTCGGGCCTGTCTATATGAAAAGAGGAGCGTTTTCTGCTTATTCATCGCCGGGGGTGCTGTATATTCGTTCTGTAAGATTTTACAGTCCCGACCCGGATATTCTTGCTAGGAATTTGAACGTAAAGCCGGTTGGCGCTGATGGTACTCCCGGAAAGTCCTTCAAATTAGGCCGAATGACCAATAGCGGCTACGCGTATGCTTTCTTGGATCAGTTTTGCAGAGGTTTCGAAGTCGAGATTCTCGGAAAAAAAACTCTGCTGACTTTCACCAAGATTGAAATTACGGGGTATGCGCTAGATCAACTGGAAGCCTTTGCTGAAGATCTTCGCAAGGGCCTTGAAATTAGGACAGGCCTCGACACATATGTAGAGGGTTTGAAGTCTGATATTGAATTGGCGGAGGATAGCAAGAAGGAAATTGATCTAAGGGTAAGTTCTACTAAAGGGCAGTTGGCAGAATTAGTGGGTGAGGTTGACAAGAGCGAAGAGGAGCTTGCGAAATCTAAAGAGAGGGCTGTTCTTATAACGGCTGCTTTGGAGAAGATTAGGGAGGAAGCGAGGATTGCTGAAAACGCCAAGCAACAGATTGAGGGTGAATTGAAACAACTCAATTTAAAAATGGGAGAGACGCGGCATGAATTAAAAACTTTAATTCAAGAGCGTCGGCTCATCTCGGACGAATACTCAGACTTCGTTCTCGAAGGCAGGAAGCAGTCATGGTGGTATGCCGGACTTTCAGTATTGCCTCTCGCTGGGGCTATTGCGGCTTTAGTTTCTCTTCTTGTGGCCGGGTGGAATTTCGCAAAACTAGTCTCGATCACACCAGGTCAGGCCTATGCGAACCTACTGCAGCGAGCGCCCTATACAATTGCGACGGTTGTAGCTTTCACCTTGTTGGTTAAGCTTTGTCACGTACTTCTGAATAGGTTGATCGAAATACACGGAGAAAGACTTACACTGGCAAAATTACTGGTGGTCGCCAGGGATACTGCATTTGCAAGCGCAGCTGATCTTGATATTGATGAAGACGAGATATTTAGGGAGCGAATGAATCTAAAGATGAGGTTGCTTAAAAGTCATCTGGGGATCGATCTTGATGTTGCTTCATCGATAGATAACACTCCTCTAAAAAAGACTATAGAAGTAGTGGATGAGGGCGAACCCACTAAAGATGTCGCTGCTAAGCCTAAATAGTTGCAGGGCCTGAACGAGTCGCTACTCGGACGATGAGTGCCATGAGCCATTAGGCACTTATTGCCTAAACGCCGTTCTGCAGCCTCCTGACCTCCTTCCCGATTTTGCGCTGCTGGCTATCCCTCTCGGCCGGCTGCAGTCGGCGAGAATGCGTGACCATGTGGTCCAGTGAATTCACACTATCGATGTCGGATCGTGCTGCGCTCAGAGTATGGATAAGAGGTGGCAGCCGTCATCCTTTTTCGTCATGACTATGCGCTTAGTCAGCGATAGCTTGATCGATTAATTACTGCATCGGCGGCTAAGTAAAATTTGAAACTGTTCCCTCAGCTGCAAGTATGGCATCAAGGTGGCTGAAGTCATAATTTTTTAAGGGATTGAGCTTGGCCAGGTCGCCAACCATCTGGGTAAGAGTTCTTTTTTTTACATCCTTACCTATTATCGTGTTAATTGCTTTCACTTGGCTGGGAAATGGAGGCCTATCCGAAAACTTCTCTAATTTACTTTTGATGTCAAAAAGCGCTGGGCCTGGTGGAGATGACCAGCACACAACCAAAAGATTAATCGAGTCGTGTAGTTGCTTGGCTGCAACATCCCACTTCCTTTGGGCGGCTTGGGATGTTCCGTTGGAACTTGCGCTTCCGGTTCCGCCTTGTGAGACCAACGGATTGAATAAAGGCAGCCCTGCATGGCTGATAAGTTGCAGGAAATGGTTCGCTGCATGTTCGCCGCAAGTAATGGTTCCAGTGTCGGAGCCTTGGCGAGCCTTGTAGTAAAAACAGTAGTAGGCCTTCTTGAGTTCGTCTCCGGTACAGCTTTTCTTGATTTGCCCCGCCAGTAACTGTACATGTGCAAGGGGTTGGAGTTCATAGTTTTTGACGATCTCTTGTCTCGTGTCGGCACCTCGGCAATACATCTGACACACCTCCATTTGACTTACGTCTGATAGCTGAGCGGAAAAGGCGATCGTAGTTGGGCCGCGAATTCGTTCACCCGACCCATGCTGCTTACGACTGCGACGGCGATGCCACCGTAGCATCGCGCGGGAGCGCCCTCAACGTGCGCACCTGACGGGGAACGTTCTCATAGCGTCTCGACAATCTCGATCTAGCCTAAGTGGTTCAAGAGTTGGCCGCGGATGAGGTGCCGGTCTTGCTCAGTGAGTCCCAAGAGCACCCGCCTCTCGTAACGTGCACTCGGACCACCAGGTCGTACGCTTTCACTTAAGCCTTCTTGGTGCACGCGCGCGATTCGTGACACGCGCCCCATAAAGCCAACGCTCACCTGGTTAGGGCTGGCGCTGACCTTGAAGTACTTGGCCTGCCGCAGCTTGGCAAACATCTTGGTGCGTTTGACGCGCCCGGACTTTTGCCGCAACTGCTGCTTGCGCGGTGCGTAAGGCGAGCCATCGGGCGCCTGCTGCTTGCCGATGCGCTGGCTCTGCGAGCGCCGCAGTTCCGTTCCGATCTTGCGGGCTAGCACGCGGCGTTCGCCCGGCTGCAGGCGGGCCAGCAACGGCGCGGCCCAGTTCTCCAGCGCGGTCAGCTCATCCATGTGGGATCGATCACCGGCTCGGGCGCATGGGTCATGTCGTAGCCGCCTCCATCCTTCGCTGTCACCACGACGCGCTCGGTCAGCGGCAACTTGATCGACAGATCCACGGCATCGTTGGCAAGGATGTCGGCTTCAAAGGCGATGTCGCCACGACGCGCATGATTCGACAGCAGCTCGGACTGATTGACCTGTACCCACTCCAGCAGTGGCAGCATCACGCTGTCCGGGTGGCCGGCGTAGTCGGTCACGATCAGGTTGAGCGTGTACTGGTACTCGAACGACAGCCCCGGCTGGAATGTGCTGACCAGGCTGCCGGCGTCGATAAACACCAGCAGCCGGTCGGCATCGCGCGCCAGATCCGGCAATGCCGCGACCAGATGCGCGCGCAGGCTGGCGGGCTTGATCATGGAGCCGGCTCTGGTGCGTGCAGGTCGATCCAGTCCTGCAGAGCGCTCAGCTGCGCGGTGGCGGCATGGCAGCTGGTGTAGTTGTCGGCGACGGTGGCGGCGACGGCAGAGAGCGTAATGCCGGCGGCCGGCGCATCAGGATCTCCGGCGGGCGGCCCGGCAGGGTTGCCCGTGGCGGCGGCGTCGTGCAGCCGCACAAAGCCAGCAGGGATAGCGCAAGCAGCATCGGCTTTCTGGGTGACATAGATCGGGATCTCGCGGGTGATAGCGGCGCCGGCCTCGCGCACGATCTGCACGCGGTCGACGTACTGCGTCACGACAGTGGTGGAGCCTTTGGCGCTGTCGCGTTCGGCTTCGGCCTGGCGCTTTGCCTGCAGCGCGGCATCGCGGTTTTCTGCGCGGCGCTGACGCGCTGCTCCTGCCAAACACAGCCACCGACGAGCACTGCAATCAGCGCTAGCAGGACGATCAAGCGCGTGACCATCAGCCGACACCCAGGATCTGCAGAGCGCGCTGCGTGCGTGTGACGCGATCGTTGTGGCCTTCGGGCAAGCGCTTGGCACGCACGTTGCCCAGATTGATCTTGCGGCCCAGGCCCAGCACATCGCCGGCATCGGCAAGCACGTTGAGGCCGTTGTCTTGCCAGTACGCTGCCGCGCCCAGGGCGCTCGGCTCGATCTGCAGCAGCAGATCCGGCTGCTCTTCCACAGGCAAGCCGATCAGGCCACCGATACGGCGGTAGTTGCCCCGGAAGGTGTGCTGCATCGGACCACGGCCCCGGTAGCGGTGCCCGTCGCCACTGGCGGCGTTGCCGTTGCCCAGGCGGTCGGCGTAGACGAAGTTGGCCAGGCCGACCGGATTGCGCAGGAACTTGGGTGCCTGCGCGTGCGTGATGCGTGCGCCGAACACTTCCAACAGTCGTGCGCTGGTGGTGTAGGTCAACCCTTCTTCCATGCGCGACAGGCTCAGACTTTCGTGACCGACCTGGCCGAGCCAATGCGCGGCGCGGCGCTTGGTGGTGATGCCAAAGCGGTTGGCGGCGGCAAGCAGTGGGCCGTGCCAGCGCTGTGCGCGTTGCGGTGAGCACTGCATGATCGAGGCGAGCTGGGTATCGGTGAACATCAATCGACCTTCAGGATGCGCGCCACATTGCCCTGGGCGCGGTAGGTGAGCACCGCTAGCACGATCAACGTGCCCAGGTGCCAGAGACTGACCTGCGAGCCGGCGCCGACCAGCAGGATGTGCAGCGCCTGGCCGCCGGTGCTGGCGATCAGCAACCACGCGCACCAGCCAGCGCCGCGTCGATGGCGCGCATCGACCGGGCGGTGGTAGGTAAGCAGGCGGACGCAGATGGCGAGCGAGGCCATCAGCGTCAGGACGGTGACCAGGCTATGCACTGGGCGGACCTCCACGACGTAGGAAGGAAAAGTCGAAGGACTTGCTCTTTTCGATCAGGCCCAGCGTGACGGTGATCGCGCACGCGGCACTCGCAAAAGCGGCCACGCCGCTGGACTTGATCGGCAACCAGCGCAGCAGCTCCGGCGCCAGCTGGTAGCCGGCGATCACGCTCACCGGGAAATAGATCAACCGCGCCAACAGCGGCTGCTTGGCGGCGGACACCACGAACAGCGCGCCGCCGGCGAAGGCGCCGATCAGCGCGTCACCGTCGATGCCAGGCAGCACGGAGGCAAGGCCCACACCGGTGGCGATCAAAAGGCCGCTCGATACGGAGGTGGGTTCGGTCATCAGATCAGTCCCATAGCTGCACAAGCGGCGTCATCGCCGCTGTGGTGGTGGTTACCTCGGGCAACTCCACTGGCGTGCCATGCGGGAGCACGGCGCCCAGTTCGGCCAGGCCGGGATTCAGGAGATAGGTGCGCTCGACCAGGCCGGCCGTGCTGCCCAGGTGGCGCCAGCACAGCAGGTCGACCGTGTCGCCTTGCATGGCGTGCACGCGCATCAGATGAGCTCCACCGTGCTGCGCGGCAGGTTCTGCAGATCGCGCACGGCCCAGCGCTGGTCGCGGCGTAGCTCGGTGATGCTCGGCGACAGGTCATCGGCGCGCTGGTTGGCGCTGTCGGTCGCGTCGAAGCTGCGGTAGCGCTCCGCCACCTCGACGGCGGTGGCGCACGCGACGGCGCGCAGGTACAGCTGCACGCGGCGCGAAACGCCATCGACGGTGGTGCTGGGCACATCAGCCAGCGCCGCGTAGCCGGCGGCTTGCTGCGTCTGCGCCCAGGCATCCAGCGCATCGTTGACCGCCAGCATGGCGGCAACAATGGCGTGGCGCAGACGCGCATCGGTGACGGTGCCATCCAGGCGCATGCTCGCCCGCACGCTGGTCGGGGCGATCTCCGGCCAGAACGGCGCATTGGCGATCGCATCAGGCGTGGCGCTGGTCGTACCGGTGGCAGTGAATCCGCTCATGGATGGCTCGGAAGAGATCGCCGGTGGTCGGGGCGTCACCGCAGCGATTGAGTGCTGTGGATCAGCCCCGAGCCGGCGAGGGTTGCGGGGACGCTCGGTTAGGCGCTGGTGCCCGCAGGCTCAGCGCTGAACTTCTTCAAGAGGCGCTCGGCGCGCTCCAGATCCTTCTTGCCACCGCAGCTGCCGTGCAGTGCGATGGCGCGCTGCAGGTCGGCGACAGCGGCAGCGGCAATCGGCTGCGCCTGGTCGGCGGGCGTTTCATCGGTGATGCCGGCCAGATACGAACGGGCCAGTGCCAAGTGCAGCTTGGCGCGCACCTCGTCGGGCATGTCCTGCTCGGCGGTCAGCGCGGCGGTGTCGGCCAGGATGGCCGCATCGAACGGCTGGCCGGTCTTCTGCGCCGACAACGCGGCGTCGGCGACTTCCTCGGCCAGCACGCAGCCGACCGTGCGGGTAAAGCGGTCGGGCATCTGCAAGCCGTGCTTGAGCACATAGGCGCCCAGCTCCAGCGCGCCGGCATAGTCGCCGGCATCAATGCGCCAGACCATGCACGTTATGACGATCTCGTCTTGCGCGCCCTGGCCGCCGGCCAGCACGCCGGCCAGATACGGCACGTAGGTCGGCAGCAGCTGCACCTTGAGCGCAGCCTTGCCCTGGGTGGACTGGATCTGCTTCAAGCGCAGGCGATCGCTCTGCAGCTGCGCCATGTGTTGCTCGTAGGCGGTGGCACCGGCCATCAGCTGGTGCGGGGCGCGCTGGGCGGCTTCCAGCTCGGCCAGCACGCGGCTGTGGTGACGCTTGGCGGGACTGTCGGCCATGGCTTAGGCCTCGATCTCGATGTGCTCGACCACGCAGCCCAGGCCGTAGTCCTCGACCACGTAGGCATCGTTGGAGGACTCGTAGTTCTCGATGCGATCGCGTGCGGGCACTTCCTGGATGTAACGACGACGGCCGCCGGTCTGGTAGTAGATCGACAGGTTCGCCAACGAGGTGACCATCAAGGCGCCGTCCGGCAGGTACGGCACCTCGGCTACCTGCAGGCCGCCGACGCGGCGCTGGCTCAAGATCAGGTCGGTGGCGATCTTCTCGCTGGCCGGCTGATCCTTGTTGACCATCGGGAAATACTTGTCATGCATCAGGTCGCGGCCCAGCACCACGACCAGGCTCGGATCCTTACGGTGCCACGGGTCGAGCAAGTTGCTCACCACATCGAACACCAACGCGTCGAGGTTGCGGTAATCGGTAGCGTCCTTATCGGCGCCGATGAGCACCTTGCCTGCCGTCTTGCCGCTTGCGAGCACGCGCTGGGCGGCGTTGATGCGGTACTGCTGCAGCCAACCGATGTTGACGTCTTCCAGCAGCGGGAACTTGGCGCGGTCGGTGTCGGCAGCGGCGTGCGTGCCGTTGAAGCCGATCTGCAGACGGTCCAGCGCCTGACGCTTGACGATGGCATCGCGCAGGCGCGCTTGGAAGTCCGGGAACTTGGCCCAGGTATCGAGCAACGCATACGGAATGGCGGTGTCGAAGTCGGTCTTCTTGGCGACGTACTCGTTCTTGTCGAGTGCGGCCACGTTGCGCGGGGTGCGGGTCTTGCCGGCGCCGGTATCGGTGCGGCTGGCGATACTGCCGGTGACGCCGATGCCCACCTTCTGACCGGACAGTTCGTCCACCGGGATGATGTTGATCTTGGACAGGAACTCGCTCGACTCCTGCATGCGCGTTTCCAGCTTCTGCTGAACGGTCGGATCGACAGCGAAGGAATGGAAGGCGGAGGTGATGCCGTTGAGCTTGGCGATCTGTTCGGCGAACTGGGTGAACTGCAGGCGGGTGGCGTTTTGCATGGTGGCTCCGAAGGATGTGGCGCTGCGGCGTTTGTGTGGTGTGGGATCAGCAGTCGGTCAGCACGGCCGCGCCGCCGCCGGTGACCACCGGGCGTGCGGGTTGTGCGGGGTCAGGCTGCTGTGAGAGCGAGGCGCGCAGCTGCGCCAGGTCGTCCGCCAGCTGCGCGTGCTTGGTCGCCTGCTCGTTGTGTTCGGCCTGCAGGCGGTCGAAGCGTTCGTCCTGGCCGCGCACGTGCTCGGCGATCTGTTCGATGCCTTCGCCCAGGTCTGCGAACTGCTCGGCGGTGATGGCGGTGGCGTCTTCGCTCTTGAGCGCAGTGCGAATCCGGCTCAACAGACTGGCGACCGGCCCCTCGCTGACTTCGCTGAATTCCAGCGCGGTTTCTTCGGCAACGGTGAACAGGTTGCCCGGTGACTGCTTGCGGTCGGCAAGCGGATTGGCGTCGGGGTTTTGGCTCGCGAAGCTGAGCATGGAAGTGCCCAGGCTGGCCGGGGAATCGGTCACGGCCAGGCCGACCAGATACGCCTTGCCGGTGTTTGCGAACTTCTCCTGCACCTCGATGCTGGTGTAGAGCTTCTGCTTGGACTTGTTGATGGTGATCAGATCGGCAGTCGGCTCGATCTGTGCGAACAGCGCCAGGCGCTTGCTGCCGTCGATCTCGACCTCTTCGGCTTTGACGGCGGTGACATCGCCATACGCACGGAACGGCGAGTCCGGCAGCAGGCTGCGCATGTGTTCGATCCAGATGCGCGCACCGTAGGTTTCGCGGTTGTAGGTGGCGGCCATGTCGTCGATCCAGCTGCGCTGGATCGTGCGGCCATCGGTGGTGGCGCCTTCGACGGCCACGCGAAACCAGTTGGAACGGAACTTCTTGGTCTTGCCCGACATGGGTGCCCTCTGCGCTGGATGCGTTTGCGATGACCCATGGTCAAATGCGACGCATAGCGCAGCAACGAAAACACAATGTAAACAAGGTGGTTACGCGTTGCTCAGCTGTCGGGAATAAGAGGTGTGCCGCACCCTGATCGGCATGCAAAGCGTTGCCACCCAGCTCCCGATGGACACCCGCAGACAGGCCAAGTTCCTGTACTGGATGGGATGGCGCGTGACCGAAATTGCGCAGGCCATCGGCGAGAACGAGAAGACTGTACACAGCTGGAAGTCGCGTGACGAGTGGGATCGCGCAGATAACGTTGAGCGTATCGGTGGAGCACTGGAAGCGCGCCTGGTCGTGCTGATCATGAAGCCGGAAAAATCCGGCGGCGACTTCAAAGAAATTGATCTGCTGCATCGGCAGTTGGAGCGCCAGGCGCGCATCCAGCGCTACCAAGGCGGCGGCAACGAGGCCGACCTGAATCCAGCTATTGCTAATCGCAATGCCGCGCCGAAGAAGAAGCCCAAGCGCAACGACTTCACCGAGGAGCAGATCGAGCAGCTGACCACGGCATTCGTCGACGGCTGCTTCGACTATCAGCGCGATTGGTACCGGGCCGGCAACGAGCGTACCCGTATCATCCTCAAGTCGCGCCAGATCGGTGCCACGTACTACTTCGCCCGCGAGGCGCTGATCGACGCGCTCACCACCGGGCGCAACCAGATCTTCCTCAGCGCGTCCAAGTCGCAGGCGCACCTGTTCCGTAGCTACATGCAGCAGTTCGTGCGCGAGACGATCGACGAAACGCTGTCCGGCGGCGACACCATCGTGTTTCCCAACGGCGCCGAGCTGTTCTTCTTGGGCACCAATGCGCGCACCGCGCAGGGCTACCACGGCAATTTCTACTTCGACGAATTCTTCTGGACCTACGGGTTCAACGAGTTGGAGAAGGTTGCCAGCGGCATGGCCATGCACCAGAAGTGGCGCAAGACCTACTTCAGCACGCCGTCCAGTATGGCGCACGAGGCCTACACCTTTTGGACCGGCGAGCGCCGTAACAAAGGCAAGCCGGCCGCACAGCGGATCCAGATCGATGTCTCGCACGATGCGCTGGCCGGCGGTCGCCGCTGCCAGGACCGCGCCTGGCGGCAGATCGTCAACATCCTCGACGCCCAGCGCCGCGGCTGCGACCTGTTCGACATCGACGAGCTGCGCGAGGAATACAGCCCGGACGCTTTCGCCAACCTGTTGATGTGCGAGTTCGTCGACGACGGCGCCAGCATCTTCCCGCTGGCGATGCTGCAGCCGTGCATGGTCGACAGCTGGGTCGAGTGGGGTCAGGACTACAAACCGTTCGCCGCGCGCCCCTACGGAGATCGCGCGGTATGGATCGGCTACGACCCGGCCGAGACCGGCGACACCGCCGGCCTGGTCGTGGTGGCGCCACCGCAGCTGCCCGGCGGCAAGTTCCGCTTGCTGGAGCGGATCCAGTTCCGGGGCATGGACTTTGCCAAGCAGGCCGCCGAGATCGAGCGCATCACGCGCCGCTACTGGGTGACCTACATCGGCATCGACACCACCGGCATGGGTAGCGGTGTAGCGCAGCTGGTGAAGCAGTTCTTCCCGAATCTGGTCACCTTCAGCTACTCGCCGGAGGTCAAGACGCGCCTGGTGCTCAAGGCATTCGACGTGATCCACAACGGGCGGCTGGAGTTTGACGCCGGCTGGACCGACGTGGCGCAGTCGTTGATGGCCATCCGCAAGACGATGACGGCCAGCGGCCGCCAGTCCACCTTCACCGCTGGCCGCTCGGAAGAGACCGGCCACGCGGACCTGGCGTGGGCACTATTTCACGCGCTGCAGAACGAACCGCTGGAAGGGCGCACCGCGCGCAACTCCGGCTTCATGGAGATCTCTTGATGTTGACCGACCAGCTGCCCGCGACCGCGCCTGCAGCGCCAGCCGTGCCTGCACGGACCGAGGCGTTCACCTTTGGTGATCCGACGCCGGTGCTCGATGGGCGCGGCGTGCTGGACTATCTGGAGTGCTGGCAGAACGGGCGCTGGTACGAGCCGCCGGTGGCGCTGGATGGCCTGTCCAAGACCACCCGCAGCAATCCGTTCCTGCAGTCCGGACTGATCTTCAAGCGCAACATGCTGGCGCGCACCTTCAAGCCGCATCGGCTGCTGCCGCGCGAGGCCTTCGAGCAGCTGTCGCTGGACTGGATCACGCTGGGCAATGGCTACCTTGAGCGGCGCCGCAACCGAATGGGTGGTGCACTGTCGCTGGCTGCGCCCTTGTCCAAGTACATGCGGCGCGGCATCACCGAGGGCGAATACTTCCAGGTGCGCACCTGGCACGACGAGCACGTGTTCGAGCCGGGCACTGTGTTCCAGCTGCGAGAAGCCGATGTCGATCAAGAACTCTACGGCCTGCCTGAGTGGATGCCGGCGATGCAGTCCGCGCTGCTCAACGAATCGGCCACGCTGTTTCGCCGCAAGTACTACAACAACGGCTCGCATGCCGGTTTCATCCTGTACCTGACCGACCCGCAGCAGAGCCAGGAAGACGTCGACGCGCTGCGCAACGCCATGAAGGGCGCCAAGGGGCCGGGCAACTTCCGCAACCTGTTCCTGTACTCGCCAGGCGGCAACAAGGACGGCTTAAAGCTGATCCCGGTCAGCGAGGTGGCGGCCAAGGATGAGTTCAGCGGCATCAAGGGCATCACCCGCGACGACATGCTGGCCGCGCTGCGGATCCCGCCGCAACTCATGGGCATCGTGCCGCAGAACGCTGGCGGTTTCGGCTCTATCCGCGAGGCCGCTGCCGTCTGGGCTGCCAACGAGCTGGAGCCGCTGCAGGCGCGCATGTTGAAGATCAACGACTGGGTGGGCGATGAGGTGATCGCCTTCGCCCCATACGCGCCGCCAGCGGCCGCGTAATCCTTTCCCAATGCAAGATCACGCAATGCTCAAGAATCTCCGTTGTGGCGAATGCGCCCGCCTGCTGTGCAAGGCCGGCGCCTTCGACGAAATCCAGATCAAGTGCCCGCGCTGCGGCACGCTCAATCACCTGAAGGCTGAGAGCCTCACCTCCGATCGCCGCGAGCGAATCCAAGAAGGCTCTCACCATGAAAAACCAGCTGCTCCAGGGCGACGCCCTGACCATCCTGCCCACGCTCGAAGCGAATTCGTTCGACGCGCTGATCACTGACCCGCCGTATGCGAGCGGCGGCCTCACCGCCGCTGCCCGTGCGCGGCCGCCCTCGACCAAGTACTGCCGGGATGGAGGGCACGCCGACTTCGTTGGCGACGAGCGCGACCAACGCTCGCACCTGAAGTGGATGCACCTGTGGTTGTCCGAGTGCGCTCGCGTGCTCAGGGACGGCGCGCCGGTGCTGCTGTTTACTGACTGGCGGCAGCTGCCATTGACCACCGACGCCCTGCAGATCGCGGGCTTCACTTGGCGCGGTATCACCGTCTGGGACAAGACCGAAGGCGTGCGCCCACAACTGGGCCGCTTCCGCAACCAGGCGGAGTACATCGTCTGGGGCAGCAAGGGCAACATGCCGCTGGACCGCCGCGCGCCGGTGTTGCCTGGTGTCATCCGTGAGCCGGTGCGCAAGGCTGACAAGCATCACCTGACCGGCAAGCCCACCGAGTTGATGCGGCAGCTGGTGCGGATATGCGAGTCAGGCGGGTGGGTGCTCGATCCGTTTGCAGGGAGCGGAACAACCTTGGTTGCGGCAGAACTTGAGGGTTATCGCTGGACCGGGGTGGAAAAAACCGAGCACTATGCAACAGTTGCCGGTAGCCGAATCTGCGAAATTTAAAATCGACTTGGCCGTCTTCTTGGACGGCTAAGCTTTACTCGGAGACCAGTTGGCTGCCTGCGTTCTAAGCGCTCAGTGGTGCATGGGGGGGCGATGATGCTTAGCCATTATTTCTAAAACTGCCTCACTGCTGGTTTATTAGGCATAGCCTGCAGAGTAATTGGCGTTAACTATCAGCGTCGGCGGCACATACTGATAGAAGCCGGAGCTGTGGGTGCGAATCCATATTGTGCATAAAGTAGGTGGCTAGAGCCTCTAGCGAGTAGGCTGACTTCTGCGTTTGGCAATAGATTGTGCTCCATCCAGTGGTTGAGCCGCCGCATAACCTCTTTGCCAATGCCTTGCCGCTGCAGTCTTGGATGTACGGCCATGTCGCATAGCTGAAGGTGACAACCACCATCGCCAATGATCCGCCCCATGGCGACAAGTTCGCCGCACTGATAGCCGGACACACCAAAGACTGTATTTGGTAGAGATGCCTCGGCCGTCTCTTTTGCTTTTGGACTCATCCCCGCAAGCAGCCTCAATTGGCAATAGTCATCGACCATGGGAGGAGCGTTGTTATAACGCACCAGGATTGAGTCACTCATGGGATACCTCAATTTGCGCTCGTTGACAGTGGAAAATTATGCGCCGCCAACTGGACGTCCGGGAACTATGAAAACTCGATTGATTCGCGAATAAAATCTCTGCTTCGCTTTTAGCGCTTTGGATTCTCATGGCTGTACACGGATTCTCGGGTCGCGTGATGGCATGGGCGAAAAAATGCGTCGAATTAGGTAATAAAAGTTGGTCAAATTGTATTTATTGTTTATCAAGAATTAATTTCTGGGCTGTACATAAATTAGAAAAAATTCTAGTAGGTGGATGGATGTTTTGTGCACAAGTCGAATATCAAGCACGTGCGGCTCGCATCGTGAGCGCTCAGCGCTGGGGTGTGTATAAACAGAATTCACATACGGCGCTAGTGCGCAGTCGAAACATGGGAACGGCTAAAGTGTTGCAATGCCCGGCGGCGGCGGATGCCGCTGACCACCGATGCGCTTCAGAGGGCTGGCTTCACCTGGCGCGGCATCACTGTCTGGGACAAGACCGAAGGCGCGCAGCCCCAGCTGGGCCGCTTCCGCAACCAGGCCGAATATATTGTGTGGGGCAGCAAGGGCAACATGCCGCTGGACCGCGTTGATGCGGCAGCTGGTGCGGATCTGTGAGTCAGGCGGACGCGTGCTAGACCCGTTTGCCGGAAGTGGAAAGACTCTGGTGGCGGCGCAGGCGGAGGGCTACAGTTTTACAGGTGTGGAGATGACTTTACATTACTCTGATGTTGCAAGGGTGCGGCTCAATAACTGATAGGCCTGCGTTCGCTCTTCAACCACAGCAAAGCGCCGCACGGAGGCGGTGCTTTGCTTAGTCAAGAGCTCATCCGAGTACCACAAGGGATGCTGATGATAAAGGCCAGCAGCCTGAGCGCCGACCCGTTCGCCTTCATCCAGAGTGCGCCGCAGCGGTACGCCTCACCCGTCGGTCGGCGCCAATTCCCACCCAGCGTTCTCACCGCCGGGGGAAAGAGGATTGTCGTCGCCGGCAGCGGTTGGCAGGTCGGCCGGAGCGAGGGAGTAGCTATACAGCTCGTGCAGCACCTGTTGCATCGGCGTGTAGTAGACGATAGATCTACCGTTAGGCTCGCCGGAGGAGACGATCCCGATCAGATGCCGGTCATAGGTAACGACTGGGCCGCCGGAGTCGCCGTTGTCGATGCTATTGAGCTCGGACGCGTGGGCGGAACTGATGTGCTCATAACTTGGCCTCCAAATTCCCGGCGTGATAGAGAAGCCTTGCCACACGCATCGGACGCCCGTGCGCCAACCGCTTGTGCAGAACTGCCCGTCAGGCGCGTTCGACCATCCGTTAACAGGAAGTCGTGCTTCCCGCCCGGCGCGGGGCATGAAAACTTGATTGTTCGCCCGGGGGATGTAGGACTGGATCGGATTGCAGAACGCCGCGCTGCCGTGGGAGGCGCAGTACAGCGACGATGGACCCGGCTGGGGCGAAACTCGCACTAGCTCAATGTCCGAGGTTGCCGACTGCCACACGACGTTGCCGATAGCCGCGGTACCCACGTGGATGGTCGCGTACAGTGGCGCGCAATGCTTGGCCAGCACGATCCATCGTGTGGCACGTTGATACGGCGTCAGTCTGTGGAAGATGCTCGTGGGCACTAACACCGCTCCTACGGTGCATGATCCAAAGGGAACGCTGACCTTCGAGCCGGAGATGACAGGGAGGACAGCGCGATCGGGATTTCGAGGTGCCACGACGCCCGGGGTTTGCGCCGTGGCGACCGAGGATGCGAGGGTGGTGACAATGGCGAATGCGAGGGCTGCCACATGCTTTTGCAGTGGTCGGATTTTCATCAGGGATCGAGTTCTCTCGGGGTTGTTGGGATCGGGGAAAGTGGTGATTCGCGAGGCCCATTCGCGCATTGATAGACTAGGTGGTGTCCCTACGGTGAGCAGGAGCGAATGGTGAGCCGTATAGCCATCCTTGTTGCCACCGACGCACAAGACGATGGAGTCCCCTACGTTCAATTTCGTTGGTGTTGTTGCGAGGTTGCCATCATCGGCGGCTTGGCTGGCGCCGCACTTCTTGCTTGCGAACTGTGGCATCGTGGAACGAAGGGGCGAGTAGTGCGAAGTCGGCTTCGACAGTACTTCCGCGAGTAACGCGCCGTCACAGCCTGGGATAGACACAGCGCTGGTCGACTTGGCGCGACGCTGTGGCCGGCAGGCAGCGCCTTTCTACATTGCCCGCGCCCAGGAAATCGTCGACCTGCAGAACCTCCGCCCCTGAGTGGCTGCGACCTTTGTGAGGCTTCCGAGACGAGTTCCCAGTCCCCACCCAGCCGCCCAATGGGCGGTTTTTCTTTGGGCACGGAACGGAGCACAGGCTAGCCATGCCAGTGGGCCACTGGCTGAGCATTTGAGTTTGGCTGCGATCACTCAACGAGGCGGGCGCAGATTGAACAGCACCCCTGCTCCTGGCGCGCGCAATCGTCGCCCCGCCACGCCTGCGGTCTTCATACGTGGTTTTCGCTGCACCCCGGCAGTGTGACCCTAGGCCTCGCTGCTGTTACCGATCCGTGCGATTCAAGGTGGCCTCTCTTCCCTGCAGATCCCTGCGCGCCTGGGGTCTTTGTGTGGCGGTGCGGCTGCATTCCCTGTCGTTAGGCCTCTCGGCGCATTTCGGCACATGACCATCGGAATCAGGTAATCGGTAATCAGGGGCGTCAAACAGGGCCTAAGCGACTGATTGATACGCCCAGGATT